TACCACGTTCATCTTCAAATCTTTTTCTAGCATAATCCCAAACGTAACTATCATGTTTTTCTATTAAATCATAAACATGATCTGTATTATATGTATCTTGCATAAATTTACTATAATCTCGTGTATCTTTATGTTTTAAGTTCCAATATAAAAATCCACATTCACTATAATTTTTACCACGACCCAAATAGCTCATCATACAATTATCTCTATGAATATGATTTTTTATCCAATCAATATCTATTTCTTTATAAAAAACGCTATCCACATCAATACCTATTAAACCATCATAATCTTCATTGTTAATAATCATATCAGTATAAGAGTAAACTTTATAACTAAATCTCACAGCATCCTGTAAAAAACCATTACTTGTATCTTCAACAGGTTTTATCTTATTTCTTTCTACAAATTTTTCACATTCTGGTACTTCATCAAATAAACTTTTAACTATTTGATTAGAGTTAGGTATTTCTAACATATCTTCACTATAAACATGTAAATCAAAAGGCCAATTATAAGTTTCAAAAAACCTATAACCGTACTGTTTATAAAGTTTCTTATTTAATGTTGTTACTACACCTATATTCATCTCTTAAATACTGTATCCTTTTTATGTCTACCAATTTCTCTATACCCTATATCTTCTATTAACTTTTTAGTATGTTTAGCGTAAGTCTTTTCTTCTTGTGTTCTAATAGGCAACTCTAATGAAAGTGTGGGACTAAACTTATTTAAAAATTTTAAAGCTCCTACTAAAAATTCATATTCGTGTCCTTGTATATCTACTTTAATTAAATCAACTGTATCAAAATCGTTAATATAGTTATCCATCATTTTAATATCAACATATTCTATTTTGTTACTTGCACTTTCAAATCCTTCTACTAAAGAACCACCACCTGAATTTTCTATTCCTTTATATAATGGTACATCTTGTCCTTGTTTATCTGATAGTCCAACTTGTTCTAAATGCCAGTTTTTAAAATCTTGCATATTTCTTTTATAACAATCTGAAATATCTTTTACAGGTTCAAATGCCCATACCTTTTTAAATTTTTTACAAAAATCTTTTGACCAAAAACCTACATTTGCTCCTACATCAATTGCAACATCAAACTTTTTAACATGGCTTAAAACAAAATCTCTATGTGATTGTTGATAAGTGTATTCACCATCTACTTCTATTAACATTGATTCAAAGTGTGTGTCATAATCTGGTAGATACCAACCCTTTACTTTTTTAATCATTTAGGTATGTCCTTATGTGGTATAGTTGTAGTGGTTTTAATTTTATTTCTATCTTCCATTTCGTCTATTAAATAACCTTCAATTTTTTCGTAACCATTTTTCTTAGCCCAAAGGACTCTTTTATTGCCTGTGTGTACATATAAACCTGGTTTTAAATCACCATTTTCTACGTGATGTGGATTTTTAGGCATAATTCTATCCTTAACCCATTTTGGATTGTGTGTGGAAACACTTATAGGATATAACATTCCATGTTTTTCAAAGCTTTCACCATACCCATAAGCATCCATTCTTTTTTCTAACCAATATATGGGTGGTGTTAGTATTAATTCTGATACATTAAACTCTATAATTTCTTGTTTAATATCTTCAGGATAATTTTTTGCTTTTAAGATTTTCATATCCAATTTTTTGTATATAATAACTATCAACTATATCTGATATAGGATTACCTACTTTATCTGTATCAAATATCTTTTTTAAATCTATTTTGGTTTCTTTTGTAAAGGCACCATACATCATATCTTTGTCTGCATTACCTTTACCTGTTGCACCCTTTTTAACTACACTAGGTACTACTGTGTCATAATCAAATTTTAATTCTTGTAGTCTATACTTTAATATACCACAATTTTCAGCAATTTGAAATATACCTTGACCCTTGGATCCAAATGAATAACCCTCAATAAAAACTTTTAATGTTTCTTTATTAAATTTTAATCTATTAAATGTATTGATTGCCCAATCAGATATTTGACTAAATCTTTCTATTGGTGTTTTATATTCTTTATGTTCAAACCCTATTATATTTTTGGCCATTTGACCAATGTATTTTTTCTTACTTGTCAAATAATAAAACATATATTCATCATCACAATTAATACATAAGGCAGGACTTGTTAAACTATAATCAATCCCAACTATCGTCTTCGTTATTGCTGTCATAAACCTCTTCTTCATCCGTTTCTATTTCAAAACCACAAAACGGACAAGTAGTAGGAAGTAAATCTTGTTGATTTATATTCCATTCTACTGTATATTTAGTTTCACAGGAGGTACACTCGGTTTTTAGTTTTTCTGTTGACATTTAACTAAATTGTTCCTTTCTTGCTAGATTTTGTTTCTATACAATCAATCTTTATTTCAACAATACCCAATTCGGGATATTTTTTAGATGATTTATACATTTTATCTCCTCTAGTTTTAGAAGCAATTAGACATTCATTCATTGTTTTGTATTGTATAAGAGGATCTTCTTCAAACTTTGTGTAGAAATAAGTACCTGTAATATCTATTTGGCCTAATAGTATTACCATTATAAAAACTTTCATGTTATTATAGTTTAAATTTCTTAAACTGATCTTTTTTAACGTCTTGTTTAATACCACCAATGACGTATGATTCAATTTCTGTTTCTTGTGGAGCATTTTGAGTTGATTTACTATTTAACCAATGTTCAACCCATGGTAATGGATTTGTTTTTTGATCATACATAGGTTTTAATTGTATAGCTTTCATTCTTCTATTTGCCATATATTCTACAAATTGATGTAATAGTTTTTCTGATAGACCAATCATAGAACCTTTACTAAACAAATATGTAGCCCAACGTTTTTCCTCTTGTAAGGCGTCATCATACATTTGATAAACTTCTTTTTCGCAATCTTTAATTACCTTTAACATCTCTTTATCATTTTCATGGTCGATCCAATTATTAATAATTCTTTGTGACATTGCTAAGTGTTGTGATTCATCTCTAGCAATAAATGATATAATTTTAGCAGAACCTTCTAGTAATTTAAGTTCACCAAAAGCAAACGAACAAGCAAATGATACGTAAAATCTTAATCCTTCAAGTATGTTTACTGTAACCATAGCAAGATATAGTTTCTTTTTCAATTCATACATATCCACTTTATCTGGTGTTAATGTCCATTGGTAACCCGTAGCAATTAAATCGTCATATGTTTGAGTAACAGATTTAGCTCTACGTTCAATCTTTTCATCTTTTAAAATAGTATCAAATATTTCACTAGGATTAGAATATAAGTTTTTAATAATGTAAGTATAACTTCTACTATGGATTGTTTCAATAAAATCCCACGTTACAATACAACCTTCTAATTCAGGCAAGGAACAGAAAGGCAAAAATGCCAGACAAGGTCCTCTTCCTTGTACTGAATCTAACATTGTTTGATATTTTAAATTAGAAGTAAATATAAATTTTTGTTGTTCACTAATAGTTTGATAATCATTTCTATCTTTTTGTAAAGATATTTCTTCAGGTCTCCAAAAGTAACCTAATTGTTGTTGGTTCAACTTATCAAAGATAGGATACTTCATATTATCATATCTTTGTACGGCTAAATCAGGACCGAAAAACATCAACTGTTTTGTGGCGTCTAACTCCTTGTCTTTATTAAACACACTTTTTCCCATTATTTAATATACTCCTTTTGTAATCGTATAGGTTTTAAACCCGTTTCTCTATTTAAAAATTTATAATCCATTTTTACTACATCAAAGTCTTTTTTTATCTTATCAGCAATTAGATAAGGATTAAATTCAGCACAACTGTACACGTCTAACTGCATTAACGCAGGTACAGGTTCGTCCCATACGTGTACTGCAATATGACTTGTTTCTATTACTGCAACACCAGTTATGCCTCTATTACCCTCATTATTACAGTATGCCACATAAGGTCCCATCATAATTTTCATATGAATAGACTCTATAAAACTCTTTAACCATTCTGTTAACTTATCTACATCTTTTGGTGGATTGTTAACTTCAGCACGAATGATAAGGTGCTTATGTATTAATAGGCTTGCTTTCATCTTTTACTCCGTAGAAAAACTCCGTTTCATCTCCAAAGGTTTGTTTTACCTTATCTTCTACGGAATACTCAATAGAAGAAACTTTAAAGTCTGGAAACTTTAAAGTCTTCGGTGTATATGATTTATCCAAAATCAAAACACGATTGTTGGGTTGAGCCGCAAAATAACCGTTGTTTAGTTTTAATACATTAAACGATTTGTGTTGCGTTGGCACTTCACTAAAGGTGGTATTTAGTCTATTTGAATCTGGATT